ACGAAGACGGTTTTGAAGCAGCATATAAAATCCGCGAAGCTGAAATACTAAATGAAGAAATGTCTAAAGTAGCAGTTTTAGGCTACAATTAACGGTTGACATTGCCTAGCTAATAGTATATACTATATAAAAGTTAGGAGCTTTAAATGAACAAACTTAAATTGTTAGTAATAGGTCACGGCAGACACGGTAAAGACACTGTGTGCGAAATGCTTCGCGACGATTATGGATACACATTTGAATCAAGCTCAAAGTTTTGTAGTAAACAATTTATATATAATGATCTAAAGGACAAGTATGGATATGCTGATGAGGAAGAGTGTTACGCTGACAGGCATAATCACAGAGCAGAATGGTATGATGCTATCTGCGCTTATAATGTTCCTGATGCAGCAACTNTAGGCAGAGAGATGTTTGCTGCTTACGATATCTATTGTGGGCTACGCAATAAACGTGAATTCTTTGCAATGCAAAACACTGGTGTATTCGATTACGCTATTTGGGTTGATCGTAGCGACCATTTGCCTTTAGAGTCAAAGGACTCAATGAGTTTNGAACAATGGATGNCNGATTTTACTATCGACAATAACGGCACATTAGAAGACTTGCGATTTAACTTAGACAGACTAATGTGTTATTTAGAAGTCAGGTCGTAAATCTCCTTGGCGCCATTTAACTCCCTCTTTCTGCATTATGCGTTGGCAGTTAGCACAAATAGTTTTTAAGTTATTAGGTCGGCAATTGTTTAAATCACCGTCTATGTGAAACACATTAAACTGTTCAGGATGCTTACTTTTAAAATTACATTTTTCGCATGTGTCTTTTTTTTCGTATCCTCGTTGTTTCCATTTAGGTATCCCGTGATTAATTCCATTACGTAAACATCGTTCACACAATTTACGATAATAAACTTTACCTTCTTTTTTATAGTTTATAGCCGCAGGACGCTGGCCGCATTTGCATAATGGTCTCATATTGTATTTACCTCACCTTTTTGGTACCTTTTTCGGTATGATTATAAGGTGTTTTCTTGTCATTAGTTATAAATACATACAATAGCAGAAACACTATCCAAACAGGAGAAACAATATGGCATTAGTATCACCAGGCGTAGAGGTCAAAGTAATTGACGAATCGTTCTACACCCCAGCAGCAGCAGGCACAGTACCTGTAATATTTGTTGCTACTGCCGGCAATAAAACAGCAAGTTCGGGAGCAGGTGTAGCACCTGGTACGACTAAAGCTAATGCTGGCAAAGCATATTTAATAACTAGCCAAAGAGAGCTAGGAGAAACATTCGGAGATCCAATTTTCAAAGCCGACGCAGCAGGAAACATGATTCATGCAGGCGAGCAAAATGAATACGGATTACAAACTGCTTACTCATTACTTGGTGTTTCTAATCAAGCATATGTAGTAAGAGCAGACCTTGATCTAGGCGAACTAGATGCAAGTGCAACAGCACCAGATGGCGAACCTGCTAACGGCGCAAACTGGTTTGACACGCAAATTACAAGTTTTGGTATACTTGAGTGGAACGCAGCAGCATTAAATGTTACTGGCGGACAAACATTTACTTCACAAACACGTACAGTAATAGTTGAAACATCTGATATTGATAGTGTTACAGATGCACCAAAAACATCAATTGGCCAAATCGGCAATTATGCAGTTGATGCAACTACAACAATGAATCGTTTGTGGTACAAAACTGCTGGAACTAATACACTAGCTGGTGGCTCTGGCACATGGGTTGAAGTTGGTAGTGACCAGTGGAAAGCAAGTCATTACACAGTAAAGGGCGCTAATCAAAATCCAGTTGTTCCAAACGGTGACGAAATCATTATTAACGGTACAACAGTTACAACTGATGCAAGTGGAACAATTGCAGGACTAGCCGCAGTAATTAACGCAGCAGGAATTGCTGGAGTTGCAGCAGCAGCAGTTGATGGCTACTTAGAAATTTACGGCACATCACTTGCAGAATCAAATGGCTCTGTTGCAGATGGTAAAATTAAAATTGATGGTGCTAGTGGAACACTAACTGGCGCAGCAGGCGGCGCATCAGATGCTGGTGTATTAGGCATTGTTGAAGCAACATACAGCACACCTCGTGTAGAAACAAAACCACATACAAATGTACCTGGTTTTAAATCAACTGATACATTACCTGCTCCAACCGGCTCAGTTTGGATCAAAACAACCAAACCAAATGGTGGCGCAGATTTTGCAATTAAGCAGTACAGTACAGATACACAACTTTGGGCAAATGTAACAGCGCCAATGTATACAACGCCACAAGGTGCTATATACGATTTAGATAAAACAGGCGGCCCAGCATTAGTAAAAGGCGATTTGTATGTAAAAACAAATGTTGAAGAAGCAGCTGATCCAATTGCTGACTTTAAAATCTTTGAGCGCACAGCAACAGGTTCTACAAGAGCAGTTAGTGAAAAGGTTGCTACGCAACTATCAGCTACAACATATACATTTGATCTAATTGAAACTGTTGCAAACAGTGCATCATTTAGTACAGCAAAAACAGTTACAGTAACAATTGCTACTCCAGGTAGTGCAAACGCTGAAACAATTGCTGGTGAAATTAATGCAGTAGGATTTAAGAATATTGTTGCTTTTGTAGACAGTACAAATAAACTTACTATTGAACATAAATTAGGCGGAGAAATTCGTGTAAAAGACACAAGCGGAATGCTTGCACTAATTGGGTTTACAGCATATAACTATACAAATAAAAGTGGAACTCAAAATTATTATACAGCACCAACAGGCGACACTGGATATGATTTTGTAATTAGTAACTGGAAAGAACTAACTTATACAGCAGGTCCAGATGCACCAGCAAGTTTAACAGAAGATGGCAAGCTATGGTATAGTTCAGTTGTTGATGATGTTGATCTTATGATTCATGACGGAACTGGCTGGGTCGGATATCAAAACTTTAGTGCAGACTATGCTGATACAAACGCAACAGGACCTATTGTAAGTGCAACGCAGCCAGTAGAACAAACTGACGGCACAGCACTTGTAGATGGCGATGTATGGGTTGATACTTCAACTATTGAAACATATCCAGGCGTTTATGTTTACAATGCAGTTCTTGCTAAATGGGTGCAAAGAGACGGTACAGATCAAACTACAGAAGCAGGTATACTTTTTGCTGATGCACGTTGGAGTGATGCAGGATCGAACTCAGCAGCAGCCACTATTGCAGAACTATTAACAAGCGATTATTTAGACCCAGACGCTCCGGACCCGGCACTATATCCAAAAGGTATGTTGCTATGGAACATGCGCAGAAGTGGATTTAATGTTAAGCGTTTTGAGCGCAACTATATTGATACAACTGCTGATAATGGTCGTTTCCAAGTAATTGGCAACAGCGGCTCGCTTGAAGACGAATCAATGAGCGGTTATTATTCGCATCGTTGGGTTACTGCTTCGGGCAATAACGAAGATGGCTCAGGAACATTTGGACGTCATGCAGTACGCAAGACTATTGTACAAGCACTACAGGCAACTGTAAATAGTAATACAGACATCCGTGATGAAGAATCACGTCAGTTTAACTTAATTGCTTGCCCAGGTTATCCAGAGCTAATTGGTGAAATGGTAGCACTAAATTACGACAGACGTTTAACAGCATTTGTTGTAGGCGACACACCTGCAAGACTAACACCAGATGCAACATCACTTAATGAGTGGGCAACTAACGTTGCTGGCGCAGTCGAAGATAATGACAATGGTGCAGTTAGCCGTGATGAATACCTAGGTATGTACTATCCATGGGGCTTCTCAAGTGATAATTTAGGCAACAACGTTGTTGTTCCTCCAAGTCATATGGCACTACGCACAATGATATTAAATGACCAAGTTGCTTATCCATGGTTTGCACCGGCAGGTACAAGACGTGGTGGTGTAACTAACGCTACATCAACAGGTTATGTAACATCAGAGGGCGAATTCCAAACTGTGTCTTTAAACACAGGACAGCGCGACACACTATATTCAAACGCAATTAATCCAATTACGTTTATCAANGGTGCAGGNCTTGTTGTATTTGGACAAAAGACTCGTGCAAGAAANGCAAGTGCGCTAGATAGAGTTAACGTAGCAAGACTTACAGTTTACCTACGTGGACAATTNGAACTACTTGCAAGACCATACTTGTTTGAGCCAAATGATAAGATCACACGNGATCAAGTCAAAGCAGCAGCAGATGCTCTATTACTTGAATTAGTAGGACTAAGAGCTTTGTATGACTTCTTAAGTGTATGCGATGAGTCAAATAATACTCCGGCAAGAATTGATAGAAATGANCTATATTTAGACATTGCTATTGAGCCAGTAAAAGCAATTGAGTTTATTTACATACCATTGCGTATTAAGAACACAGGAGAGATTGCAGCACTAGGATAAAATGCGTACTTAATGGGTAGGGANATNTCCCTACCCACATATGCATAAATACTACTGTAATAGGAGATATAAATGGCAATTACAACTTTAGACAATATTAGTGTACCAACAGGCGGCGCGAACTCAAACAGTTCAATCCTAATGCCTAAGTTACAATATCGTTTCCGCACTCTGTTTACAGGATTTGGCGGTGGCGTAAGTGTTAATGGTACTAGAGACTTAACACAAAACGTAATCGATGTAAGTCGTCCAAATTTGTCATTTGAACAAATGACAATCGATGCTTATAACTCAAGAACATATCTTGCAGGTAAGCATACTTGGGAACCAGTTACAATTAATTTACGTGATGATGCAAACAACAACGTACAAAAAATTGTTGGCGGACAACTACAAAGACAATTTGATTTCTTTGAGCAAGCAAGTGCAGTATCGTCAGCGTCATATAAATTTACAACTAAAATTGAAATTTTAGATGGCGGCAACGGCGGCTTCAATGCAAATGTGCTTGATGCATTTGAATTGGTAGGGTGTTATATAGAAAGTGCAAATTATAATTCACTAAACTATGCAACAAACGAACCAGTTACTATTGCATTAACTATTCGTTATGATAATGCTATACAATATGGTGCAACTGGTACAGGTGCTCCTGAAGGTGTAGGTATATCAACAGCAAGATCGACACAAGGCAGTACAGGCGGCGAAACAGTAACAGGCCAAGGCGCTTAATACAGTTTAGCTTAATTGCCATTATTATAAAACGGGAGTTTCTTTTTAACTCCCGTTTTTTTATTGGATAAATATTAGTATGGCAACAGTACAAAATCAATATGCAAGTTCACGAGATGACATTCATATGCGTGATTATAGACACGCAAAGAATCTGTTTAACGAATACGGATTAGCATTCGCACCTAAAACAAAATTTTTATATCATTGTCTTTTTGAACCTAGTCCAGAAGTAGGCAATAGTGGTACTGTTAATGCTTTTGCATTTCAAAAACAAATCGGAGTGTTAGTTAAAAGTGCAGATTTGCCAAGTTTTAGAGTTAATGTTCAAAATAAAAAACAATACAACAGAGTTAAACAATTTCAAACAAACATAGACTATAATGATGTTAATATTACTTTTCATGATGATAACTTAGGTGTAACTAGGGCATTGTTTGAAGAGTACTATAAGTACTATTGGTTAGATGGCAGACATAATGTACAAAAAAATGCCTTGGTTGCAGGACCTTATGCAACCAGAGATAAGTATGCCGAAAGTGTTCCTAAGTATGGGCTAGATAACGGTACTACTGGACCATTTTTTACTAGTATTACAATATATCAGTTATCGCGTCAACAATATTTTGCATATACATTAGTAAATCCAATTATTTCACAATGGAATCACGGCGGCGTCGATGCAGCAGACGGTGCTGGATTAAATGAGAATGTAATGAGTATTGCATATGAATCAGTTCAATATACTAATGGAGCTATTGGTAAAGATAGCCAACCTGTTGCATTTACTGATCCAGAAACGGGATATGACAATAGTCCAAGTCCGTTTACTGTACCTCAATCCAATATTTACTCTGGACCTAGTTTACTAAATCCACCAACAGCTAATGAACCAGCATTAACAAGAAGTTCAAACACTCCAGCAACACAGTCAACTACAATAACCGAAACTACTCAATTTGATCAAACAGGAAATGTATATACAGTTCCAAAACAAGATACACAAAATACTAATGCACCTGTAGCACCGCCGGCAGAAAATACATATGAAACAAAAGATGGTGCAAGAATATCACGATCATTAAGTAGTAGTGCTCCTGCAAGCGGCACAGCTCGAAAAAAAGCAAAATCGGCTGCTAGAAAAAGTTTAGCAGGCAAAGCAATTAATGCAGGACTATTGCCATACGACAACTATGTTGATTTTACTAAACAAGTGCCGTCAAAAGCAGATAGAGAANCAATAATNGATAGTCTAGTNGACAAAGCAGCAAGCGGCGATGCTAAACTTGCTAATATGGCTAGTGATGCTATGCAACAAAACGGCATAAAATAAAGAAGGTATAATTATGACAAATTCCGGACTTCCAGCAGAAACAGCAACAGAAGACACACTAGTATATTTTAATAATTATTATAGCAATAATAATACCGTTAGCTATCTACAAAATGAAGTTGACGCTGTTATTGGCTATTTTCTTAAAAGAGGTTTTGAAAAAGTTGCTGCTGTTAATAC